TCTGACCTGAACATGTTCTAAATGAACCTTAAATAAAAACTAAAATTTGGGATTGAACAATCCTATTTTTTAGTTTACGTGTACTTCAGTATGAAATGAAAATGGAACCAAAATATGACTCTGTGGTTACAGCTGTCATATCTTCTTTTAAAAGTCGCGCTGACTTTGGGTTTAAGAAGTACGGAACAAATTTGGATCGTAAAGATTTGAAGCCTTTAGACTGGATTCAACATACTCAAGAAGAACTCATGGACGCTATTCTGTATTTAGAAAAAATGAAGCAAGAGCTTAGTTCGAGTACGCCAGACCGCCCATGCCAGACATGACACGGAGAATGTTGTAGTTCACAGCGTAGACGCGCACATCCCAAGTGTATTCTGAATCGGGGTTAATCGTTACAGCTCCGCTCATGTTCATTACGATCGTGGCCGTATCAATGCGCGAGAAGTTGCACGTTCCAGACGGCTGGTGCTCTTCGGGCTTCAGCGCAAACGAATACATGTAAATACCGGCCTGATGGATGGGTAACGTAGTAGCAGACTGTACTGTCGCGTTGAGACCAGTGTGGTGCTGGTACGACTGGACCGAGTTGAAGTAGTCGCCATAGCGCTTATCCATACGATCCTGACCATTGATCTGGAGATGCTGCTCATACACCGCATCACGATCGTACGTGAACGGCTGTAAGCGAGTCGCCGATGCGCGAATGGCACCCGCGGAATCTAAGTGGCAGTTGGTGTACGCAGTCGGCTGTACAACCCATACCAGCTCCTTGACGGGGTGGTTGAACGTCAAGTCAATACGGTTATTGTACGACGAAATACCCTTGTCCTCGTTGAACTGTGTCTGCTCGATGAGGTACTCATGCGAGTTCTGAGCCATACGGCGGCGCTCCTCGGTATCGAGGTAGATGTAGTCAATGTACACTGCAGCCTGAATAGGCTGGGTCGGGAAAAGAGCGCCAGAGCTAGTACCGTCAGCATACTTGCTGTTAAAGTTACCCTTAATCATCTTCACGTCATTCCACTCAATGTTGATCTTGACCTCGTGGTACTGGAGCGCAATCAGCGGCAGAGCAGCACCGGGGTTGCGAGTGTAGAAGAAGTTGAGTGGGATGTAGAGAGTGTTCGGTAGAGACTGGTGTCCCGCCGAGCCCAGAGCGCAGCTGTTAGGTACCGTTAGCGATACCGTCGAGTTGAGTACGTTGGCGTTGCTGTTAATATCGTTAATGTACGTCTGGGAAACAGTTCCCGATACATTCGGTCCAGCACCGACCATGTTCCACAGCTTCTTGGACGTCGTCAGGTCGCTTGACAGAGCATCCCACAGGTACAGCCACTCACCATATAGACGATCAATCAGCTGTCCACCAATATCCAGCTCGACGTACTTGAGTAGATTGTAACCTAGACGTCCCTGGTCGTTGTTGTACAGGGCGGTCGGCATCACAACCTCGAGGTACGTGGAGTACAGGAGATCAGCATGGCGACCGATGAGCGCCGAATGCTTGACTCCCCACGCAGCCTGCCCAGTCAAATTAATACGAAAAGGCTCCATCGCGAAGTTCGTGTGGCGCTTAAACAGACCCTTCCAGAAGGTAATCTGGGGATTGCCGGAAAGGTATGCGTCCTGAGCGCCGTAGGCAACGAGCTGTAGTAGTCCGCCACCCATTATGTATTTATATGTTCGTTATACTCTTTTTTCAGGGAATCTACTTGCGGTGGCGGCGAGTCTTGCGCGCAGTCTTGCGAGAGCGGCGGCGGCGACCGGCTGCGGGGGCAGACGTCTCCATAGGCATCTCCTCCTCTACGGGCTCATCGGCACCGCCCTTCTTGCCGTACGTCTTCTTCGCCATCTTCAGGACCTGTCCGAACTTCAGTCCCTTGTGCGCCTTCATCGTCTTCTTAACGTGCGCGAGCCACTTGTTTGCCATTTTTATTTTAACGCAAGATTTTATTAGACTTGGATGTCGTAGATCGGGGTTGTACTCTTCATAGGCTGGAACGAAACTGACGGGTCTGGGGGTATAGGCTGCTTGTATTCCTTAGGCTTGAGTGCACGAAGAGGTTCGGGTTTGAGGACCGTACTGTGTTCCTGGAAGTCACCAATGTACGTTTCCATCGCACTATCTACTGACCCGTAATTCATTAAGTTCCACTGGCATCCATACGTCAACAGAATTTGAGGATTCTTGTTGACTAAATCGCCTTCAATGTCTGGCACGACCATCGTGATGTTATTTCGATTATTCTCAATGAGTTCATTACTATCATTTGTTTGTGCGGCCTGAGTATACGTCAAGCGACGTAAGTTCGAGGTACCCCAGGACATATTTGTCAATTCGTCCATCAATGTACCTTTGACCTCATTCCCCGATACAATAATCATCTTGGACTGTAATTTGCACATTGGTTCGATCGCCAAATTTTTACGCTGATATCCATACGATACATCCAGTAAATACTGAGGGCATGTAGTCTTCAGAACTTCTGCGCACGCATTCATGACATTATTGTTTGTGGTATGGAACACCAAACTCAAAATAAAAGGATCGGTGGATACGGGGCAAACAACCGAATTAAACATATTGTTCGCCAAAGCTACACAACAAGCTCCAAACGGAATCGTGTTGTAAGCGTAATCTGTACCTAGTTTCTGGTTCTTAAGCCCTACAACTGGACCTCCAGATCCGTCATCGTAAATATCCAGCTCAACTAAGCGAGGACCAGCTTTCGCTAACATCGGTATCACAGCATCGGTAATGTAATCATAAATCTTTGCTCCAGGAAACAGCGAGTAAGCCGATGAGGCTACGTAGTAATCACATAACCGGTACTCGGGAGTCGTAGGGCATCCTAAAGGAGCTAATGCCATAACGGAGTTATAAGCATTAAATGTTGGTTCAGCTGTCGCCTGAGCCTGTACTTCCGAAGGCGTTATAACAAGATATATGACAAACGCAATTGCCATTAGAACCAGAACAGGGATAACCATCACGAGCGCAAACCCGTACGACTCCATTATTAATTAGGGGCAGTAATAAACGCCATAGTAACAGCGTAAATAATTATACCAATAAGGACTATTGTTGTTCCAAACTTAAACCATCTGTACCATGTCTCGGGGGGATCCATTTATACTTTAAATAATAAACCGCGAAAACCTCTTACCACTTTATCTGGAATACGATCTTCCATCGACGTTCCTGTCAAACAGCATAAATGAAAGTACAAACAGTACATTCCACACTCCGAATTCTCATACTGATGGCGAGTTTTGTTATACGTAACTTTCATTGGCTTACTGTGAATCTTAGTTTCATCCCATGTTTCCGACCACCGCTTCATTAACTGAACAACTTCCTTCTCAGGTTTTTCGGCATATGAATCAAAATATGTTATGCGAGGGTACTCAAGTTCGGGACGAATATCACAAAACAATGCAATCCAATGTTCTCCCGGACCAGTACTTTTATCAGTATTAAATACGACTCCTATCTGACGATACCCTTTTTTATACAGTGCCTTGATATCCAAAGAACACAACGAACTAACTAAACATGTTCCTAAACTTGACTTCTTATCGAAATCTATCGGCACAGCTCCTACGTAATAGTATTCAGAAAAGACCTTTGTGTACTGTTTTTCAATCGCATCAATATCAGTAGATGACAACCATTCTTCCGGATTAGATTTCCATGAACCTGGAGCTTTAGGTTTAGATATCAGTGAAAGAATAATACATTCCGTAGATTTGTCACATTGATCCTGCAGCTTCTTCTGAATCTGTTTCCACACAACCGAAGGTTCGCCTGGACGAATTGGTTTGGATCCGGAATGTTCTTTGTTGAAAACCTTACGCAGGTTTTCTACTTCGCGAGCATCGAAGTACATTGTATTGAAAACGGATAATCTTCTTGAGAACGCATAACTCGTAAAATGAACGATCTGAAATCCTGTATCAAGCAGTACCGAGAGATTGATGACCAGCTCCGTGAACTAAATAAGCGAGTTTATGAGAAACGCGATGCGCGTAAGGTCGTAGAACTGGAAATTGCTGGTATTATCCGTGATCCAAAGTATGACGCAATCAAGAAAATTAAGCTTGAAGAAGACGGATCTACCATCTCATTCAAGCGTCCAAATGAATGGGTAAAGCCTTGGTCAATTTCTCAGAAAGATCTGAAGGATCTGGTAGGACAGTACTTTACCAAGGGTGGTCCAGTAAATCCCGACGAACTTGTGAAGTACATTATTGAGACGAAGAAGCACACTCTCGTAGCGTCAGAGTTCAGTTTTACGCGTACAGTTCCGGGTGAGCAGGATGAGTAATATCTTAAACAACTATGAAAATCAACCTGAAAAGGTTTTTCATAAAAACGGACTTACGGTAGATTAACAGAAATAAGAATACAACAATATGCAGCAAGTACAGTACAACCCATTCAACTCAAAGAACCGCTTGTTTACCAAACCTGATATTCAAGCGATTCTTTCGAAGCACGGATGCGAGTTTGTAGTGACCAACACTGAACTCTTTCAGAAAGCGATGGTTCATTCGTCTTACGTCAAGAAAACAGAGTACACTTCGCCAACTGGTGAACCTGCTCAACTCGCTGAAAAGCCGAGGGAATGCCTAGGTCTATTTGACGAATCGTATGAACGTCTGGAACATTTGGGCGATTCAATTCTGGGTGCGTGTGTTTCAACGTACCTTATGAAACGGTACCCTGAAGAGAACGAAGGATTTATGACAGATTTGAAGAAGGAGATTGTGTGTAATGAAATGTTGGGATCTTTAAGCCAGAAAATTGGACTTGATAAGTTTTACATCATTTCACGTCACAATGAAGATTTGTGTTCTGGACGAGCCAACTTCAAGAAACTAGGAGATATCCTAGAAGCATTTCTTGGAGCTTTGTGGACCGATTCCGGTAACGATTTCAAGATCATGTACTCCTTTGTAATTTGTCTGGTTGAAACCTACATTGACATTCCCAAAATCCTGATGAATAATCGAAACTTCAAGGAGCAACTACAGAAACTGTACCAGGCCAAGTTTCATCATACTCCAGGATACGCCGTGATTTCTGCAGCCACGAATCAGTACACTATGGCAGCCGTAGATGAGAAAGGGAATCATCTAGGTATTGGAACGGCTCCTACGAAAAAGCAGGCCGAACAATTGGCGGCTAAAGAAGCCATTCTACGGCTTTCGGGGAACTCGGCGAACAAGTAGTTCACGTTGAGTTCCAATAGGAGGCGTATCATCTCCATCCTGATTTCCGCCTCCCTCAATTGATCGCAAAGCTTCAGCTACACGCTGAGGCTGATCGGCAAACTGGATAAGAAGTTGGGTACGAATCTTGTCACGGCTCAGAGCTGGACGAGATGTACGGACCGAACGAGACAAGCTTCCTTGACCTTCAAGCTTGAAATCGTCAACCGAATTGTCGCGCATGAACTTCAAAATGTGCTCAGAGTTCTGAGCCTTTTTGTCTCGGATCTGTTTGATTTGAAGTTTTAGCGAGCGTTCCTGATCATCAAGAGTAACCCATTCCTTTAGTACGTTGCGCACTTGTTCCGTCGTGTCTTCGGACATTTGTGTACTTTATGCCTCCTCGTTGAAAATCGCTTACCACCTTTCTTACGTGGAGGTACTGGTTCAAATGAAGTTTTGGCGTCTTCGGGTTTAACTTCTGCAGTTGATTGACTTGTCGGTGTAGACGGCGCCG